AATATAAGACTGTGTTTGATGTGATTATGTCCAAACATTTCTTTCCACTTTATATCTCTGGTATGTCTGGTAATGGAAAGACCTTCATGGTCGAACAAGCCTGTGCGAAAGCCAAACGGGAATATGTTCGGGTGCAGATTTCGCCCGAGACTGATGAAGACGATCTGATTGGTGGTTTCCGACTTATCAATGGTGAGACCGTTTTCCAAAAGGGCCCTGTTATTAAGGCTATGGAACATGGCGCAATTCTTCTGATCGACGAAATCGACCGTGCTACCAACAAGATTATGTGCCTCCAAGGCATTCTTGAGGGTAAGCCTGTTCTTCTGAAAAAGACTGGCCAAATGGTTGTCCCCGCTGATGGATTTAATGTGATTGCTACAGCCAACACCAATGGTCGAGGTTCTGAAGACGGACGGTACTCTGCCGCTTCAATTATTGATGACGCTTTCCTCGAGCGATTCGTGGCGACGATTGATCAGCCTTATGCCACCCCTAAAGTTGAGATGAACATTCTCAAGAAGCATGCCGAGAAGTTCGAAGTGAACGATGATACTTTTCTTGAAAAATTGATCGCCTGGTCAACAGTTATTCGAAAGACCTTCGACGATGAAGCAATCGACGATGTGATTTCGACTCGCCGACTGTGCCACATTGTGAAGACCTTTTCAATCTTTAAGGATCGTACAAAGGCGATTGAACTCTGCACGAATCGATTCGACTCCGAAACGAAGACTGCATTTATTGATCTTTACACGAAGATTGATGAGTCAACTCCAACAATGGAAGAGCTTATTAATCGAAGTGAAAATACAACGGAAACGACGACTGAACAAGTTGAACCGTCGCCGTTTTAATAGTCATACTCAATCAATCGAGGTGGTGTCCTTTGGTCGGGGCACCACCTCACTATAACAAAATTTATGAATCCAACAGAACAACCTAAACCAGAACAGTATTGGAAAGAACGATACGAAGAAAGTATCGGAGTGAAAAATGTAACTAAGCCCACAAATCCTAAAGATGCATGTGGGGTTAAAAAGGTACCCATGAGTGGAATGCCCATGAATGTTTTAATGGAAGCTGGACTAGTTAAGCTCCACGGTGATCTAAAATATGGTCGATTTAACTGGCGAGAAGCTGGAGTCCGAGGCTCAGTATATTATGATGCCGCGATTCGTCACCTTGCCGCTTGGTATGAGGGTGAAGACATTGACCCAGATTCTGGCATACATCATATCGCTCATGCGATTACAGGACTTTCAGTACTTCGAGATTCAATGATACGAGAAGACTGGACTGATGATCGACCGCCTCCAAGTAAAACAGGATGGATTAAAGAATTTAACCAAATCGCAGAAAAGATGATTGACAATAACACCAATTCTGATATAGTACTAGATAATGAAACTAAGCAATAAGACAATCGACATCCTCCGTAATTTCGGAGCGATTCAACCTAACCTCGTAGTTGAACCTGGATCAACTATTTCAACATTGGCAGAAGCGAAGCACATCATGGCTGAAGCTCAGATTGAAGAAACATTCGATTCTGGCTTTGGTATTTATGATGTGAATGAATTTCTTTCGGCGCATTCTCTATTTGAAAACCCAGAATTAGAGTTTTCTGATAACCATGCGACAATCAAATCTGATGATGCAAAGGTGAAATACCACTTTGCTGATACCGAGATTCTTACTAAGAAGTCTCAATCGATTCAGATGCCTCCTGCTGACCTCTCATTCAGCTTTACTGAGGCAAACATTAACAATATTCGAAAGGCAGCCGCAAGTCTCAGCCTTGATTCACCAACACTATCATTGGTTGTTGAAGATGGTAATATTATCGCTCGAGTCCTTTGTACTCAGAACCCATCTTCAAATAGTTACTCCTTGGTGATTGGTAAATATGATGGTGAGAGTAGCGCTGATTATCGTTTCAATATCGATAATCTCAAACTCATTGGTGGAGACTATAGCGTCGATATCACTAACAAATTGATTTCCAACTGGAAACATGAAACAGTACCGGTACAATACTGGATCGCACTTGATAAAACATCAACAGTATAAAATAATATGAGTGAAGAAGTAGAAACACAAGCAAAACCAGAGATCACATTGAATGATTTCGTTGTGATGGTTAAGCTTATCGACATCTGTTCGAAACGCGGCGCATTTGAAGGCTCGGAACTGAAGGATGTTGGTATTCTCCGAGGCCGAATCGCTGACTTTGTCGAGGCAAATAAGCCCGCCGATGAACCAGAGTCGGAATCCGAAGAAGAAACAAGTAGTTAGATTATGGATGGTGGGTGCTTAATGTGCCCACCATCTTCCTCTTGACTTTTAAACTTATTATTATAGTATTACTGAATGAAAGAAAATTTATTATGGGTGGAGAAGTACAGACCTCAAAAGATTGAGGATTGTGTTCTACCACAAAAATTGAAAAAGACCTTTGCGGAATTCGTTAAGAATGACGATATTCCAAATATCATTCTTGCTGGCCCAGCTGGCACAGGAAAGACTACCATCGCCCGAGCATTGTGTAATGAACTCGGTCTTGATTGCTTATTGATCAATGCTTCTGAAGAAAGTGGTATTGATACACTTCGAAACAAGATCAAACAGTTTGCTTCTTCTATGTCGCTTGATATGACAAAGAAGTATAAGGTTGTTATTCTTGATGAGGCTGATTATCTCAATGCGCAATCAACTCAACCTGCCCTTCGTGGATTCATCGAAGAGTTCTCCGCTAATTGCCGATTCGTTCTTACTTGTAATTTCAAGAATCGTATTATTGAACCACTTCATTCTCGATGCACAGTAATCGATTTCAATGAAGTGAAAATTAATGATCCCAAGCTTGCTGCGACATTTATGAAACGTCTGCAGTTCATTCTGAAAGAACAGGGAGTTGAATTCAACAATCAAGCAATTGCTAATCTGATTATGAAACATGCACCAGACTGGCGCCGTGTTATCAATGAGTGTCAGCGATATTCGACTTCTGGTACACTCTCACCCGAGATTGTTACTACTGGCGAATCAGAAATTAAAGAATTAGTGAAACATCTAAAGGAAAAGGATTTTCGTGAGATGCGAGCCTGGGCCGCAGCGAATTCTGATATTGACTCTTCTGTTGTTTTTCGTAGAATCTATGATAATGCTTATGATATACTCGAAGGTCAATCTATTCCACCAACGATTCTTATCTTGGCTGATTATCAATACAAAGCAGCATTCGTTGCAGATCGTGAACTAAACTTGGTTGCCTGTCTCACAGAGATTATGGGCACAGCTAAATTCAAATAATATATTATGGAAGATACAATCGAAAAAGTAATTGATTGGATGCCTGTATCGGCAATTCCTTCAAAGGATAGTAAGAGTTATAAGGCTCTTGGTGGCGCTCTAGAAGGATGTTATCAATTCGCCTTAGCAGAAGACATTGATGAAATCGGCGACAACATTATACACGAAAAGATTGGTTATACAGGCCGCGGAAATGATGTTATATCTCGCACTGGTTCTGTTAGAGCGCCTAAAGGTAATCATGGTGTCCGACACTTCGTTGACCAGAATGGAATTGATAGAGAAGAGATTAGAGTTCGTTATCTTATAACAAATTCATCTGTCGAGCTAGAAAACTATATACATCAAAAAACCACAGAATTAGCATCACACAAATTTCGATTTGCTTGGAAGGAAGCCTCTGGTGGTATTGATGGTACAGTCACATACATTTTGTCACAGATTCAAGATTTAACTCATTCTAGTCAGATCACAGAAATCGTTCAAAAGGCTCGACAAATTGGAATGGACAAGTATATTTCAGAATTGAATGATGACACCCTTTGATTTCCTAAATTCAATCAATGAGAAGAAGTCTTATCTGTTTGATGATGTTCGGGCAGATAACTCTGGTGAAGCATCTGATCTAGACTCAGTAGATCGCAAGTATCCACCCTTTATGGTGAATCGTGGTTTATCTTATTTTGTCGATACAGTAATGTTGGCAAATGAGATGAACCAGCGATTCGAACTTGCCAAGAAGATGCAATATGATTTCTTATACCATGGTGTGAGAAAGAAACGCAGATTCTCAAAGTGGCACAAGAAGGAAAAGGATAGTAAAGACATCGAACTCATTAAAGAAGCATATTGTATCAATCGTGAAAGAGCCGAAGAGGTTTATGATCTTATAGATATGAAAAAACTTCGCAAGTTTATGGATAAAGGAGGAGCAAAATAATTATGTCAGTTAAGTTAATATCAGTATCTAAGCCCGCAGTTGAGGGTGTTGAAAATGCAGAAGATCTTGTAGCATATTGTGCTCGAGTCTCTAACCCATCGAATCAGATGAATACAGAGACAGCACCAAGACTATTGAGGTATCTGATTAAACATAAACATTGGTCACCCCTAGAGATGGTATCAATGACATTGGAATTGAAAACAAGTCGAGCAATCGCAGCTCAAATTCTACGCCATAGATCATTCTCTTTTCAAGAGTTTAGTCAACGTTATAGTGAATCAACTACTCTGACACCTATTGAATATCGAAAACAGGGTAAGACAAATCGTCAAGTTGGAGATGAGCCATTCGAATTGAAACACACCAATGAGTTTCTGATTAATTCCATTATGGAAATTAATTTAGAACTCTATAATGATTTGATTAATGAAGGTGTGGCAAAGGAATGCGCTCGAATGGTTCTTCCACTTTGTACTGAAACTACAATGTATATGGCAGGCACTTTACGTTCTTGGGTTCATTATATTGATCTAAGAACACAACAAGATACACAAAAAGAACATAGGATTATTGCTGAAGGCTGTAGAGATATCTTTATTGAACAATTCCCTATTGTCGCTGAAGCATTAGAATGGAAATAATGAAACTATTAAAGTTTGAAGCAAGTTGGTGTGGCCCATGCAAAGCTATGGATCATATCTTGGATTTAATGGAACTTAACATGGAGGTTGAGAAAATCAATATTGATACTAATTCAGATATGTGTAAGCAATATGATGTTCGTGCTGTACCCACCTTGATTAAGGTTAATGAAGAAGGAAAGGAACTTGGAAGACTTAAAGGACTTCAGAATAATGACGATATAATGAAACTCTTGGAAAGTTAAATTTTTATAAATAATAGTATGAATGATGATACTATTATAAAATGGACGCCTGATGATATGCTCGAAGTTCTCCTGTCTGAGCCCGACGACTTTCTGAAGATTAAGGAAACACTCACAAGAATTGGGGTCTCTTCAAAGAGAGAATACAATACGCTTTACCAGAGTTGTCATATACTCCATAAGCAAGGTAGGTATTTCATTGTCCATTTTAAGGAACTGTTCATGCTTGATGGTAAACCTTCTAACTTTACACAAGACGATTTAAATCGCAGAAATACTATCACAACACTCTTGTCAGATTGGGGTCTTCTCAATATCGTTGATGAATCAAAGGCTGAAGATAAAACTTCATTGAGAAGTATTAAGATCATTTCTCACAGAGATAAAAAAGAGTGGAATTTAGAGTCAAAATACTCGATTGGTAATACAAGAAGCGTATAAATAAAATTTTAAGATAACACGACGTTATCTTAAATGAGATGCCTTCGGGGTCTCATAACAATAACCCTGCCTAATAGGAGGACAATAATAATGACAAATACATATACATGGCCTGGTTCTACATGGACTGTGGGCTTCGATTCTATTTTTGATAGACTCGAAAAACTAAACACACAACAATCTGGTTATCCGCCTCACAATGTAGTGAAGCATGATGATGACCGATTCGAAATCGCGATTGCTGTCGCAGGATTCAACGAGAAAGATTTATTCGTTGAACAAGAAGAAAATGTTCTCACCATCGCATCTAGAGATGTTGATTTAAATGGTGATAAGCAATATATCCATAAGGGTATCGCAACGCGTAAGTTCAAGAAGGCATTCACACTCGGTGA